TGAATTATCTGGAGAATGTAAAACACATCAAGAAGCGTGGTTAAAATTAGAGGAAGAAAGGGAAGAGTTAGGTCTTGATGAAAAGTACACAACGTATAATAGCTTTCGCAAAGCGAAAAGTAATTATATGGACATGAAGTTTGTTTAGTCTGTTACTCAAGGTTTATAACTTCATACTAATCTGGTTTATATTTGCCGCATGGGAATAATTAATACCATGCGGTCTTTTTTTTCTAATACTCGCGCAAGTATTGAGAATCCGAGTACACCTATCAACGGTGATACTTTAGGCGCATTGTTTCAAAGAGGATCTGCAGCTGGTGTTGCGGTAGATGAATATTCTATTATTGGTCTTCCTGCATTTTATCGAGCGACTCAAATACTTGGAGGTGTTATTGCATCCCTTCCTTTTGATATAATTGAAAAAGGAGTTGATGAGAGCATAAGAATAGCAAAAGAGCATCCTAATTATAAGATAGTTAGTCGTGAGCCCTCACAGTTTTACACAGCTCACACGTTCTATAAGACAATGGTGCTTCACTATTTGAGCCATGGTGTATTTTACGCTGCTATTAACAGAAATGCAAATAGCCAAAGGATTACAAGTCTTTTGATTCTTGATCCGGTGCAGATGGAAAGTTACTACAATAGTAGAGGTGAGTTATTGTTTAGGAACAAAAAAACAAACAAGAAATACAGTTACGATAACATTATACACATTCCAAATCTTACATGGAATGGTATTGATGGTTTTGTTATGCCAGACCTTCATAGAGATAACTATGGCTTAGCTTTAGCCAATAGAAATTACGGTGCTAACTTTTATAAGAATGGCGCACACTTAAATGGAGTGCTAAAGCATCCTGGCAAGTTAACGAATGAGGCATACGACAGATTAAAATCTTCTTTCAATCGTGCTTTTGGCGGTAGTCAAAACGCTGGAGGCACTGCTATCTTAGAGGAAGGCATGGACTTTCAGAAAGTAGGACTTAATCCTGCTGATGCAGCATTTAACGAAACTAAGAAGGCTACCATTGCGGACATTGCTCGTATAACAGGTGTGCCAGGTGTTTTATTGGAGGATATGGATAAAGCTACATTTAGCAACATGGAGCAGTTAAGCCAAATGTTTGTTAATTATACTATTATGCCATTATGCGAAACTATTGAGGCAGAATTTAATAGGAAAATATTTTTTGAGGCAGAAAAGTACACTTATTGTACACGTTTTAATCTTGATGGATTACTCCGTGGCGATGTGGCAGCAAGATCTTCTTACTACACAACTATGCGTAATGTGTTAGCCATGTCACCTAACGAAATTAGGATTAAGGAAAATATGAATCCTTATCCAGGTGGAGATAGTTACGAATTGCCTTTAGCTTCTAACATAAAGATAGAACCTACAACCGATGCCGTACAGTAACTATCCTCAATCAGCAACTAATGCCGCAAAGAAAGCATTGCAGCATAAAGAAGATAATGGTAGCCAGTGTGGTACAAGTGTAGGCTGGACAAGGGCAAGGCAGTTAAGCGGAAGAGAGGCATTAAGTGACGATGAGGTTATAAGAACATATAGTTTTTTAAGTAGAGCCAAGGTATACGACCAGGGCAAATATTTTGATGATAACGATAATGAAATATGCGGTTCAATCATGTATGACGCTTGGGGTGGTTCAACGATGTTGCCCTGGGCAGAAAGAACAGCTAATAAAATAATGGACGAAAGGTCAAAAGAAGAAACAATGGAAAAGAGAAGTATAAATTACGAGTTTAGGGCTATGCCAGAATCTCGCACCATCGTAGGCACTGCTACAGTGTTTAACTCTGCCTATGATATGGGTTGGTATGATGAAGAGATGAGCCAAGATGTATTTACGAACTCCGACATGACAGATGTAGTAGCATTGTTTAACCATGATGCTAACATGGTTTTGGCAAGGACTAAATCTGGTACTTTAAAATTAAACTTAACAGGTAATGCACTTGAGTATTCTTTTGAGGCACCAAACACTACTTTAGGTAATGATCTTTTAGAGATGGTTAAACGTGGTGATGTTTATCAATCATCATTTGCTTTTAGTGTAGAAACCGAAGACTGGGAGGAAAGAGCAGGTATGAAACCAAAGAGAGTGATAAGAGGCATAAAGAAAGTATATGATGTTTCACCGGTAACATATCCAGCTAATCCAGATACAATGGTTGCCAAGCGCAGCTATGAGCAGATAGCAGGAAAGGTAGATGAAGAATTACAAAGTGTTATTGACATATCAGTAAAATCTGAAATTAATATACAGAACGAATTACGCAGGAATGCCCTGCACTTATTAAATTTAAAAACAAAATAATGACTGCAAAGGAATTAAGAGAAAAGCGGGCTTCCGATTACGCAATAATGGAAGACCTACAAAAAAGAGCCGCAGCCGAAGGTAGATTAATGTCTGCTGACGAATCCGCACAATGGGATAAAGCAGATGGTTCTTTTAAAAGTTATACAGACCAGATTTCTCGTTTAGAAAGATGGAATGAAATTAACTCTGAAACAAGAGGAGTTAGTGTTATTGAGGACACACTTGCTGCATTGCCAACTGATAAAAGAGAGATTGTTAAGTCTCCAGAGTATCACTCTGCATTCATGAAGGCTATTGCAAAGAGAGAGTTGAACAACACAGAGCGCGGATTACTACGTGAAATGCGTGGTACTGCAACGATTACTACTGCGGAGACTGGCTTGGCTGGTGGTTATGTTATTCCTTACCAATTCTCAAACGAGTTGGAAAGAACAATGGCTTACTACGGCCCAATGTTACAGGTTAGCCGTATTATTACTACTCCTCAAGCAGGTACTTTGTACTGGCCAAAGGTAAATGATACTGGTACATCTGCAAACTGGCACACAGAAGGTGGAACGGTAACTGTTCAAGATATGACATTTACTCGTGAAACTTTTGCAGCTCACGTTTGTAACACATTGGTTAAAGTATCTGTTGAATGGGCAAATGACGAGTTTGGTTTATTAAACAGCGAGTTACCAATCATGTTAGGTGAGCGTTTAGGTAGAGCGTTAAACACTGCATTTACTACCGGTGATGGTTCTGGTAAACCAACAGGATTCAGAGACGTAGCACCATCCGGTGTTGAATCTGCTTCTACCGGTGCATTTACTGCCGCTAACTTAGTTGAGCTTGTTCACTCTGTTGACATTGCTTACCGTAACTCACCATCTGCTGCATTTATGATGCATGACCAGATTTTGAGTGCAGTTAGAAAGTTAAACTTGGACACTAACAACACTACTTTGTTTCAACCATCTCTTAGAGAAGGTACACCAGACAGATTGTTAGGTTACAATTTCTTTGTGAACAATGATTTACCATCTGCACAGGCTGCTGATGCGAAGATTATTTTCTTTGGAGATTGGAGTAAGTATATAATCCGTGCTGTTGCGAACAATGTGCTTGTACCATTGCGTGAGCGTTTCATGGACGAAATGGAAATAGGTTTCTTAATGTATGCAAGGTATGATGGCAAATTGCTTAATACGGCTGCAATCAAGCATCTAAAGAATCTGTAATTTCATTAGGGATCTAATTTGGAGGAGTTGCAATATACTCCTCCATTTTAAAATATAATCAAATGGCTTGGAAAGTAACTACTGCACCTGTGAATGAACCTTGGACTCTTGCCGAGGTTAAAAGCTATTTAAAGATTGATGATTCAAACGAAGATTCAATGTTAAATACTTTAATCAAAGGTGCCAGGATGGTGGCAGAGAGTTATTTAAACCAAGCATTAATTACACAAACAATAACGGAGAAGTTTGATAGGTTATCTAATCCAACTCTTTACCTTAGTGTATCTCCAGTTATTGCCGTTACTAATTTCCAGTACGCAGACAGCCAAAATACTACGCAAACCTTTGCAGCGACAGACTATGTCGTTGACACATTTAGTAAACCAGCACGGCTATCTCTTGCTTACGGAAAAACATGGCCTACACTTTACGGGAATATAAACGATGTTACGATTACTTACACGGCTGGATACGACACAGAAAGTAGCGGTGTGCCATTCCAAATAAGACAAGCTATCTTATTAATGATAGCCGATACCTACGAGAATAGGCAAGATTACGTCAGAAAATTACCTACGGCATCTCAATATTTATTAGACCAATATCGCGTTCAATATTTCTAATGAAGTATAACAAAAATGAAATTATTGGTCGAATGCGTGACAGGATAACAATCCAAAATGTCACACGTTCAAAATCAGACACAGGCTTTGCCCAGGAATCATGGGCAGATTTAACTACCGTTTGGGCGAATGCCGAAAGCAAGTTACCTCCATCCAATGAAATGGTAATAGATGGTAAGAATACTGCTAAAAATATAAGCGACTTTACTATAAGATATACTACAGGCATAGACGAAGAAAGTCGTATTATTTGGAATGAGAAGTTATATCAAGTAAGAAATATAAAGGTAAGTCACGATCGAAGATTTATAAGTTTTCAAGGCGAGTTTTACGATTCCTATATACTTACCGGTGTTTCTGTTGCTGCCATTCTTACAGCCAATGCCAGTGTATCATCTAATATTAAAGTGATACACAATGTACTTGCTGCTATGAATGCCATAGCAACGACGAACGCTGAATTAACAGTTACCCAACAAGGTCAAGTCTTGGTGGCGGCTTCTCTCTCTGCATCTGGCAATGTTTCTGCTGATGCTACAAAAGTGATACCAATTAATAGCGATGTTAGCGCAAACGGCACTTTAGCTGCTGCGGTGACAAAAGTTATAAATATAGATAGTACACTAAATGCAAATGCTACTTTAGTAAGCGATGCTTTAGTGATCAAAACTTTAATAAGTACATTAAATGCCAATGCTACGACATTGGCTGATGTTGATGTTGTTACACAAGGTTTGGTTAGTGTGGATGCCTCATTGACTGCATTAGGCACAGTTGCGGCTGAAATTAAGCGCACAGTTACATTAGAAAGTAGTTCAAGCACAAGCGCAACGACAGAATTAAACGCTACGCTTACCAAAGTGATTGAGGCAAGTGCAACGGCTACAGCTAACACACAAAGTACAGCACAGTTAACCATACCAGTAAACGCAGCTGCAAATGCTACGGCTAACACTACGGCAGATGCTACATTATCCTATACAGTCAATGCCGAGTTAAATGCAACGGCTGAAACAACGGTTGACGCACAGATAACAAGGATTATCTCTGCAGAAATGACTGCAACAGCACAGACAAGCGTTGAGGCAGGTATCGGAGTTACATTTGTATCATCATTAATGGCTTCTGGTTCTGTGACAGATGCAAGTCTTTTAAGAACGGCAACCTTGGCGGCAAGCGTAACTGGAGCGGCAACGGTGACGGCTGATGTTACTGCGGCTGCGGCAACTGTATCGGTTGATTACCTTGTAGTTGCTGGTGGTGGTGGTGGGGGAAGAAATATTGGTGGTGGAGGTGGTGCTGGTGGATATAGAGAATTTGTTAGTCAAACATTAAATAAAAATCAAAATTATTCAGTAACAGTTGGTGGTGGAGGTACAGGCGCAAGTACCTTTCC